TGATGTATTAGCAATGACAACAAACTATATGTGTAATGAGTGGCTAGATGAAGCAGACAAGAAAGTGTTCGAAAGAATGAAAAAAAATAATCCTAGAAGATATCAAGTTGCAGGATTAGGTAACTGGGGTATAGTTGATGGATTAGTATATGAAAATTGGAAAGAAGAAAAATTTGAATTAAATACAATAAGAAGCTTAGATAGTGCTTTTGGGTTAGACTTTGGTTATACAAACGACCCGACAGCACTATTTTGTGGTGCAATAGATTTAAAAAACAAAAAGATTTATGTGTATGATGAAATATATCAAAAAGGAATGAGTAACAAAGCGATATATGACCAAATAAATCAAATGGGTTATTCAAAAGAAAAGATAACGGCAGATAGTGCAGAACCAAAGTCAATAGATGAATTAAGAGGATTAGGATTAAGGCATATTACAGGTGCATTAAAAGGAAAAGACAGTATAAATAATGGTATTCAATTTATACAAGACTTTGAAATAATAATACATCCTAGATGTGTAAATTTTATAACAGAAATAAGTAATTATACTTGGGACGAGGACAAGTTTGGAAACAAGATAAATAGACCAATAGATGATTTCAATCATTTGATGGACGCAATGAGATATGCAATAGAGAAATACATAAATCAAAAGAAATTACAATTTGGATATAACAGTATAATGTAAAGGAGAAAAACAATGAGTTTTGTAGAAAAAATACAATATAAAGATGAGTTTTTAAATGAAGCAAATATAAATCAAAATATAAGTGTGTTATGGGGAAAAGCATTGCCAATATTTATGCATAGAAAATACTTACAAGATAGATTTACAAGAAAGTATGATAAAAAAGACGTTGTTGTTGCACTTGAATATTATATAAGTATTATTGCAAGTGGATATTTTGGAGGAAAAGAACCTCAGTTTAAAGTAAAAAATATAAATGAAACTCAAAAAGGGATTTTAAATAGAATATTTAAAAGAATATTTGGAGAAAAGAATGATCCAAAGGACTATCAAGCTATTATTGATTATATTGCAAAATATAATGACAATGGTAGTTTTTTTTATGACTGTGTACTTGATTATATTACTACAGGAGCATGCTATGGATTGGTATATGAAAACAAATATAATGAAGAGGTATATGCAAATGTTTCAAGTTTAAATACAGTAGCAATATGGAATTATGACGTACCAAGTACAAAAATAGGCTTATTAAGATGTTGGTATGAAAATACGGCTACAGGTGGAATTGAAACACATTTAGAAATAATAACCAAAGATTACAAAAAACAATTTGTAGATGGTATAGAAAAGAAAACAATTACTGAAAATGCTGAATATAACTTTGAAGAAGTAGATGGTAGCAATAAACCCGTAAGATGGACTGATTTGCCTTGCTTTGCTGTAGAAAACCCTTATGGAATGGCTTTTTTTGAAAATGTTATGACTCTAATAAACAAAAATGAAAAAGTAATTGAAAATAATGCAAACATTTTTGATTATAACGATAATGCAAAATTAAAAGTAACAGGATTTTCTCCAATGAATGATCCGTTAATACCACTTTTGAATGATAAAGGAGAAGAGCAAAAAGATAAAGAAGGAAATGTAATAATGACAAAAAATCCTGCAAGAGTACAAGAGGATGAAGCTATTCTTAATGCTAAAGTATTTTATACACCAGACAAAGAAGGCGACATAGACTGGATCATAAAGGATATAAATGATACTGCATCAGAAAATCATAAAAAAACATGTTTAGATATGGCACTTATGATTTCAGGAGTACCGAATGTAACAGATCAAGGTTTCACTGATGCTGATAATGCAGCAGCTTTAGAAAAGAAGTTTTTTCCTTTAGAACAAGTATTACAACAAGCACATCATTTATTTAGGAAAGAATACCTAAGAATGTGGGAAATGATAACAGCAAGAATTAATTTAAAGAAAAATAAAGAGTATGACTTTAGAGATATAGATGTTATATTAATACGTAATTTGCCTACAGATACAGAAAGCTTAACAAATGCTTGGTTAAAATTAAGAGGCTTAATAAGTGATAAGTCAATTATAAGTCATTTACCATTTGGATTAGATGCAGAATCAGAAATTGCTGAAATGGATAAACAAAATGAAGAGAATATTCAAAAGAATTTACAACAAATGCAAATGATGGGACAAACAGGAGTAGAGCAAGATAACAAAGAAGACAAACAGGACGACAAAGTAACAGATTTGACAGATACACAAAAAGTACAAAAACTAACAGCATACAATAAGAAAGAGCAAACAAAAGTTGGTAATAAGCAAATCAATAAAGAATAGAGGTGTTTTATATGTGGAAAGTACATGATAATTATATGAGACAGTTAAAACAACTATATAATAAAACATCAAAACAAACACAGAACAGACTTCAAGAAATCTTTGATACATTTAATTTTACAACCGAAAACATCTATAATATTGCTGATAATAAAACTAAAAAAAGAATAAATACATATATAGAACAATGGAAAGAACAAGGCTTATTAAAGAATAATAGCTATTTTACTGTATTAGCAAACAATATTTATAAGAGAACAAGAGTAAAGAATAGTGAAATACTAGAGTTACTTATTTACAGTTCATATATAGAAGAGCAAAACAAACTTGCAGAACAAGAAACACAAATAATGTATGAAGATGCCAATTATTATTACGAACAGGGTCAACAAGAGGTCAACAAAAAGAAAAAGCCATCAATATTAACGATGGCTTTGTTTCTTGCATTATTAGATCAACCTAATTACAGTGGCTTTAATTGGAAACAGTACATTGAATCAACAATGCAGTATAATACACAACAAATATACAAACAAGCAATTCTAAATATGCAACAACAAAAAAACCTAGAAATCGATTCTAGTGAGTTTCAAACAATAATAAATAGACAAAATAATCAAAAACTTAATATAAATAATGATAAGATATCAGGTGCAGCAGATTTGCAAATGATTGGATTAAATAATCTAGCAAAGGTAGAAGGAATAAAAGAAGTAACGGAAGATAATTCAAAAGTTAGATTTATTGCAGTAGAAGATAACAAAACAACTCTAATGTGTGATAGTTTAAATAATCAAGAGTTTTATATTAACAAAGAAAATGTATTTGACAGATATTATGGTGAGACACAAAAAGAGCTAACAATACAAAGAATTAGATGTAATGGATTGGTACTAGGCTTAAATCTTCCACCAATACAACATCACTTTCATTATTGCAGGTCAACTATAATGTATTTACCACCAGTTGAAAAACAAGAAAAAACAGAGTATAATCTAGATATACCAAAAATAAGTAAAGATATTAAACAAGTTTTAAGTAACACGAAATTAAATCCAAATGTAAAAAGGCTATTTAATAAATATCTAACAAGCAACAATGCAAAAATAGATAATAACTTGAATGTTCCGATGCGATATAGTGTTAGTGATGATAAAATATACATAAATCTAAATCACTCAGATTTTAGATATTATGATTTATCAGAAAGTTTAAGCCATGAAATTATACACATGATAGATATAAGAAATAATATATCTGATAAATTAAATATAGATAACGAATTAAGAAGAACAAGATTACAAATAGATATAGATGAAGATAAATATATCAAAATGTTATCTAGTAGTAAATATGAAGACAATATGACATTAAGTGATATTTTTTCTGCTATAACAAATAGTAAAATATCAGGAAACTATAATCATTCAAACAGATATTGGCTTGAAGATACAACAAGAATAGAAAAAGAGTTGTCTGCAAATATAATGTCAGCATATCTAACAAATAACAAGGATACATTAGATATAATTAATAGTATTTCAGGGTTGAAAGAAATTAAAGAAAAGGTAGTGAAGTTATATAATGATTATACCAAATGATGTAAAAGAGTTAATTCATAAGTATATAGAAAAAAATGGCAAAAGACCATTAGGTTTTAATTATGAAGAATGGAATAGTTTTGCAGAATATAGAGAATATTTAGAAAAGGAGTTGAACAAATGAAAATATATATAATTTTTGAAAACAATGAAGAAGAGTATGATGATTATATTGATTGGATTCTAGAAATATATAAAGAAAAAGAAAAAGCAGAAAAAAGATTTATAGAGTTAATAAAAACTAATAAACATGTAAAAGACAGAGAAGTGAATTTAGAAGAACATTATAAAGATATTGAAGAAAATTGTAGAGCTAATATTGGAGCTTATAGATTGGAACAACATGAAATAATTGAATAAATAATATTGTTAAGCACTTACTAAAAAGTAGGTGCTTTTATTATGGAAAGAAGGTTAAAAAATGATACAAGAAAAAAAGCCAATAAAAGTAATGGAAAAATATATTATAGAAGAAGGTGACACGTTAGAAATAAAAAGCGACGGTGGAATGACTAATATATTAATAAATGAAAATAAAATAGAATTTGTAACCGAAGTGAAATTTACACAGAAAGTAAGTGAAAAACCTGTAATAGAGATAGAAAGATTTTTCATTTCCAAGGATAAGGAGGAAAAATAATATGTATATAAATCCATTTTGGTGTGGAGTAATAGCCACAATATTAACAGAATTAGCAGGAATAGTAGGATATGCGATATATCTTAATGTTAAAGAAAAAGATAAATAAGTTATTAACATTTTATAATTATAAATTTTAGACGTAGACGTACGCCTATTTTTTATGCCTTTTTACTGATTGCAGGCTATAAAGAACAACAGAATACAAATTCGCAATGGCTGGGGCTTTTAGCAATGGCTGGGGCAAAAGGAGTAAAGAATGGAAGGACAAGATAACAATCCAAATAATGCTAATACTGGGGCAAATAATGAATCAGTGGGAGCAAATAACCAAAACAATACAGGAGCAAACAACAATCCTGTTACATTTGATGATTTTCTGAAAGATGGAAAGAATCAAGCAGAATTTGACAAAAGAGTTCAAAAAGCTATAAACACAGCAAAAACAAACTGGGAAGAAATGATGAACAGTGAAAAAAGTGAAGCAGAAAAGTTAGCAAAAATGAACAAAGAACAAAAACTTGAATATCAAGCACAAAAAGAAAGAACAGACAAAGAAAAAGCACTTGCAGAATTAAATGCTTATAAATTAAAAGAACAAGCAACAAAAATAGCAAGTGAAAAAGGATTGGATATATCTTTATTAACTTTCTTTAATTTTGAAACAGTTAAGGCAGAAGAAATTAATTCAAAAATAGAAGAAGTTTCAAATGCTTTTAATAAAGCTGTTGAAAAAGCTGTAAATGAAAGATTAAAAGAAGATACTCCAATACAAAAAACAGGTATTGATAATACAAAAAGCAAATCAATAGCTAGATCAAGTTATTAAAAAATAGGAGGAATAAAAAATGGGAGAAATTACACAAGAAGCATTAAACATAATGCTACAAGATGGTAAAACAAAAGATAATTTAAAACAAGTATTAAGTGGAGTTCTAGAAAATGTTGCATCAAGAGCAATATCAGAACAAATCAAAGCAAAAAATGGTTCAGGAAATCCAGAAGGTGGAGTAATTGAATACAAAAGATTTGTAAATGCAGAATTAAAAGACAAAGGTACTGCAAGAGCAGCTGGTAAAGGAGATAAAGTAAAAGCTAAACCAGTAAAAGTTGTTATAGATACTGATAAAGAAATTGTAGAAGAACTACAAGGAAAAGACGTAAAACTTTATGGTATTGATGGTATGGCTGAAAAAAGAAAAGTAAATCATCAATCAGCTATTATAAGATACTTAGATAGAGAATTTTTTGCCAAAGTATTAGAAGGAACAGAAGTACAAGCAAAAGACAATATTCAAGATACAATTGATACTTTGTTACAAAAAGCAAGAACATTAAGAAATGATTTTATTGATGGAATAGAATCAGATTTATTAGTAATTGTTGTTGACAGCGAATACAGAAAAGGAATGAAAAAAATTCTTGACGATTTACCAAACGGAACAGATCCAAAGGAACAAGCAATTGGTATGTATGATTCTGTTAGAGTTTATGAATCAACAAGATTACCAGAAGGTGTAAAAGCTGTTGTAATGATGGATGGAGCTATAGCTCAACCATTCTATGTATCAGAATATGGAGCAGAAAAAGTACCATTCGATGATGCCGTAGCATTAGAAGATTTCTTATATAAAGGAACAAAAGCATTAATGGAAGATACTATATTCTATGTAACAGATGCTAAACTTACAGAATTAACTGTAGAATCAGAAGCAGGAACATCAACAGGAAAAACAAAAATAACTGTTACACCATCACTATCTACAGGAAACAGTTATAAATATAAAACAGCAGCTAATCCAACAATGCCAGCTTATGATGCTGTCTGCACATCTGGATATACAGCTTGGAATGGAACAGATGAAATAACAGCAACAACAGGTCAAAAAATAATTATTGTTGAAGTTAATTCAGAGAATAAAGCAAAAAAAGCAGGAATGACAACAATTACTTCAATGGCTTAGAAAAAAATAGGAGGCAATAGAAAATGGACGATAATATAGATAAAATAATTGCTGATTTAGGAGCTAATTATAAAGATGACAAAAATGTATTAAAAGAAATATTAGAGGAAGTAAGCTCTATTGCCTCTGATATTTCTAATAGACAAAAAAATGATGAGAAGTTATTTCCATATATTAAAAAAACAGTAAAAGCAATATATCTTTCAAGGGGAGCAGAAGGCTTAACAAGTCGTAATGAAGGTTCTATTTCAACATCATTTGAAGATATAATAGATAAATTAAGAAATGACATTATAAAATCTGGTTTGAGGAGGATTAAATAATGCTATTACGAGATTTAACAAAAGTATATATATCCGAATATGAAGAAATAGAAAACCATGGAGAACCAGATAAAGTATGGAAATATAAAGGACAAGCTTGGCTAAATATGCAAAATGATGTCAATGAGTTAGATAGAAAGTCTACTGGTGAGATTGATTATAGTACATATAAAGGTCGTACAACTAAAAATTATGATATACAAAAAGGTAATGGAATATCATTTGAAGATATTTCAAAATTAGAGAAGTTTATTCCGGAGTATAGAGTACTGGACAAAAATAAAATAGGAAGTACTTATGTATATAGAATGGAGAAAATACAATGATAAATTTCAATTGTAATATAAAAGTAAAACATAATTTTAAAAATATAGATGCTATAATTCAAAAATTACCACAAACTGCAAAAATAATAACAGAAGATGTATTAAAAAACATTAGAGGTTATGCTATAAGGTTGGAAAAAGGACATAATGAAGAGGGCATATTAGTTGAAATGATTGATATGTCTACCAAAGAAGTGAAGGGAAAAGTTTATGCAGACCCTTCTAAATTTATGAGTAATGGAGTTTCATATTTGTTTTTTGAATATTTTGGTACAGGTGCTAATGCTGAGATGGAACATGTAGGAAAATCAAAACACTTTTTAAAGAGTGGTTACACAGAATGGTTTGTTCCAGTAAGTAAAGTTGAAAAAGCATTGCCTTATCCAATTGTAAATATTCAAGGTATGGACTTTTATGTTGCCCATGGAAGCAAAGTCAACCGCTTTATGGCTGATGCAAGTTTTAAAAGTAGGAATGAAAATGCAGAAATAGTTAAGAAAAAATTAGATGAGATGTTAAGGGAGGTATGTAAGTAATGAAAGATTTAAGCGAATTAGAGTTTAGCGATTTAGTATATGAAAAACTAGAATCATTGAAGTATAAACAAATATTAACAAATCCAACAACTACAAGTAAATTTCCTTGTTTAGAATTACATACACCTTTGAAATCAGTAAATTTAACTGAAAATGCATTTCCAATCAAATCTACATTTCAAATATCAATAACTTGTTGGAATGAAAAGCAACGTCAAGCAATGAAAATGGCAGATGAAGTTGATGAAAAACTTCAAAAACTTAATTTTACAAGGACAAATACCAGTCCTGCAGTATATGATCAAATACTGCAAAAATACGGTATAACAATAACATTTGAGGTTCGTTATAATTCAATAACGACCTCTTTTAATTTAAAATAATAAGGAGGAATTAGAGATGGGAGTAGAAACACCACAAGCAACAACACCACAAGCAACAACACCACAAGTTGCAATGAAAGCAGAAGTATCATATGCAACAAGCTTGACAGGAGATAAAACAAAAATAGGTTATGTTCAAAAAGTTGGACAATTAAAAACTTTAAAAGAAGGACAAACATATAGTGCATTAGATTTAGATGAAGAAAGAATGGCAAAAGGCAAAAGAAAAGCAGAAGCTGTTGATATAGAAATGATGTTTATACAAGAAACACATAAAGCAATGATGGCAATAGCAGATGCAGATACTGAAATATATTTATTCTTAAAATATCCAGATACAACGGCATCAGTTGCATCAAAACCACTTGTTCAAACTGTAAAATGTACTATAGATATAGCAGGACAAGAAATGAGTGATGGGGATTTCATCAAGGATACAATGAGAGTATTTAAAAATTCAACAGTAGTAGAAACAGATGGTTATCCAGTTGAAGGAGATTCAACAAAATTTTAATTTAAGAGAAGGCACAAGCCTTCTCTCTTTTGCAAAGGAGAGAAAATAAAATGATTATAGAAACAAAAAATAAAACAATTAATTTAGTACTAAAAACAAGAAAAATAGTAGACATAGCTAATCTACTAAAAAATAAAAATTTTGAAGAAGTATTTATAAAAGCATATTCTATATTAGATATAGAAGCATTGTCAAAAATAATATTTAAATTAGCAGAAAATGAAAATGGTGAAAGTGTATTCACATCATCAGCCGAAGTATATGACTTTATGGATGATTGTAGAGAAGAAGGTATAACTATAAGTGAATTATATGCGAAGATAGCAGAGGCATTGAACGAAGAGGGTTTTTTCAAAAAGAAAATGAGCAAGAAAGAACTAAAGGAAATGACATCAAATCCATTATTAACAATGAATACAGACAAATTATTGGAAAAAGCAGTAGAAAATGCAGCCAACAGAGTAGTGGAAAAAGAAATAATGGCTCAAATCTAAAAGGTTTAAATGATATCATTGAAAATATAAGAAAAACTAACAATTTAATAGAATTAATATATTCTATAGAGCCATTGGCATACTATTTTGATATGAAACCACATGAATTTTGGAATAGCAGATATTCAGAAATAAATGCATATTGTCAGACACATCTTGTGAAAATAATTGACGATTTAAAAAGTGAAATTAATTTACAAGAAGCGGTAACAAATAAACTAATAAGAGCAGATAGTATGAGTAAAAATCCTAAAATTATTCTAATTAGAGATAATTATAAGAAATTATTTAAAACAGAGGAGAAAGAACAAACATTAGAGGAACAAAGAATATTGTTTAAGGGATAATGATAAAAAATATACATTTTCGACAAAATTCGACTTGAAAATATAACTAAAAGTGATATAATCTTTTTATAATATGTAAAAGGAGATGTATTAATATGAAATGTCCAAAATGTGGAAGTGAAAATGTTCAAGTTCAACTTGTTGAAGAGGGACAACAAACTAATAAAAAAGGAATCGGATTTGGCGGACATATAAATAACAGTGCAAGAGGATTTACGGCTTTATGTACATTAGGTATGTCTAATTTGTTTTGGAAAAAATCTAAAGGAACAAATAAAACAAAAACAATTAACTCTACAGTAGGAATTTGCCAAAATTGCGGTAATACATGGGTAATAAAAAAAGGTAAATTGGGTTCTGCGCCTATAAGTATATTTAGATAAATATAAAAAATATCAAAAAAAGCACTTACTTTTAAAGTAGGTGTTTTTATTATATAAAAATTTTTTGAAAAAATTTTAAAATACATCTTGACATTTGTGGATACGTATTATAATATATATGTGGATACAGAAAGAGAGGTGGAAAAATGAAAGGGAGACCAACAGACGACCCTAAAACGCTTAATACAAGAATAAGATTATCACAGAATGATATAGATAAGTTAGAATATTGTTGTAATCAAACAGGAAAGAAAAAATCGGAAATAATTAGAGAGGGTATAGATAAGGTCTATACAGAAATAAAAAAATAGGATAATGTGTCCATCGCCAAATTTTCACATTATCCAACGCATAGAAATTTTAGTTCCTACAAGTATATTGTATCACAGTAGGACTGGAATTTCAATACAAAATTGAAAGGAAGGTCTTTTTATTATGGCAAAATTAAAAATTGTTTATAAAACAAAAGAAATGTTTCATTGTGAAGAAACAGAAATGAGAATGAGTTTTGTTAAACCTATAGCAGAACTATGGGTCGGAACAAAAGAAAAAGAAAAACTAGAAAAATTGGTTAAATGGATAGAAAATGATTTAAGAAAGAGAACTTGGCTAGGCAAAGAAGAAAAACTAGAAATAAGTAAATTTGATAAGTATGTTATTGAATGTGAAAGCCAAATAAACAAAAGAATTGATTCAAAAGTTTATAATATTTGCAAAAATGCTTATCAATTAGTTGAAGAAGGCAAAACAACATGGGAATATCTAATAAAGGAACTTAACGAAAGTATGTAAAAATACAATAAGAGGAGGAAAAAATATAATGAATGAATTACAAATATTTAAAAATGAAGAATTTGGAGAAATTAGAAGTTTAGAGATAAATAATGAACCATATTTTGTTGGAAATGAAATAGCAAACATATTAGGATATAAAAATACAAGGGATGCAATATCTAAACATGTAGAGGAAGAAGATAAAATATCTGATGTCGCATTTTACGACGGTAGCCAAAATAGAAAAATGACAGTAATAAACGAAAGTGGTTTATATAGCTTAATAATGTCAAGTAAACTCCCAAATGCAAAAAGATTTAAAAGATGGGTAACAAGTGAAGTATTGCCATCAATAAGAAAAACAGGAGGATACATATCAGGGGAAGAAAATATGAATGAAGATGAATTAATCTTAAAGGCTATGAATGTATTAAATGCAAAAGTTGAAAATCTAAGGAATGAAAATAGAAACTTACTTGCAGAGAACGATAAAAAAGACCAACTTATTGGAGAATTAAAGCCAAAAGCAGATTATACAGATAGAATTTTGCAATGTGATGATTTAACTAAAGTAAATGTGATTGCATGTGATTATGGATTTACAGCACCTGAATTTAATAAAATGTTAAAGAAATTCAGCATTCAATATAAAGAAGGTACTAGTTGGTTATTATACAAAAAATATAGAGGAAAAGGATATACGCAAACAAAGACATTTGAATTTACACATTCAAACGGAACACAAGGAAGTAGAACTAGTATGATGTGGACACAAAAAGGAAGACTATTTTTGTATGAGTTTTTGAAAGCAAAAGGAATACTTCCAAGAATGGAAGAAGAACAAATATCAATATATTAATAATAGAGCATCAGTTTAACTGGTGCTTTTTATAATGAAAATATGGAAGGAGGAATAAAGATGACCGTAGAAGAAGTTGAGATTTTAGTAACTGCAAAAGTAGAAGAAGCGTTAAAAGAATTTGAAAAAATGTTACCTGCAATAAAAGAAAAAATGAAACAAGTTCAAGAAGCTTTTTCGAAAGTAGACACAAAGGCAATGACAAGCAAATTACATCAAGCAGTTAATTTTATGAAAAAGAAAATGCAGGACTTAAAAAAGAGTTCTGAAAACAACGAAATTGCAATTAAAGTTAATAATAAAGACGCACAAAAACAAATATCTCAAATACAAAAACAAATAGATAGTTTACAAGAAAAGATAAATGCACGACAAATGAAATTAAATGTAATAAATCCACAAATAGATAAAATAGTAGATGATACTAGAAAAAGTGTAACGCCAGAAGGAATAAATCCTAATGATAAAGCAATGGATACAACAGTAGATAATGCCTTAGGAAGAAATAAGGATTTTTCATCATTAAATAGTCAAGCACAAAAACTATACACAGAAATTGAAATGTATAATAAACAATTAAGTGAAGCTAAAAATAAAATGTCGCAATTAGAGCAGGAAACAAGTAAAACAGCAACTACTCAAAGTAAATTGGGTAGTTTTTTTGGAGCATTTAAACAAAAAATAGAACAAGTAAAACCTAGTATATCTAATATAAATAGTAGTTTTAAAGAATTACCAAAAATAACTCAAAATATTACAAACAACATAAAAGGAATGAGTACGGGTGTTAGAAATGGTATAGGACATATTTTAAAATATGCAGGTGCTTTATTCTCAATGCAATCAGTATATTCAGCACTGAGTGGAGCAGCACATACATGGTTATCAAGTCAAAATGCACGGAGCAAAACAACTTTCAACCAACATTGATTACATGAAAAATTCCCTAGGAAGTGCATTAGCACCAGCTATAACTTATATTACAAACCTAGTATATAATATGATGAAAGCAATCCAATCAGTTATATATGCATTGTTTAGAGTGAATATATTTGCAAAAGCAAGTGCAAGTTCATATGCAAGTATGGCTGGAAGTGCAAAAAAAGCAAAAAATGAAACAAAGCAATTAGCAGGAGTTCACGATGAAATAAATAATGTACAATCTAATGATAGTTCAGATAGTGGAAGTGGTGGAAGTTCATCGCCAAGTTTTGATTTGTCAGGAATAGAAAATCAAATGTCTCCATTATCACAAAAATTATATGATTTCTTTAAGCCACTTGTTGATAGTTGGAATAAATATGGCTCACAAGTAAAAGAAGCATTTAAAAATGCAATTAATGGAATAGGACAAGCAATTAGTGCTATGTGGAATAGTGTAGAAACATTATTTACTAATGGGACAATATATTCGATAATTGCAAACATATTAAACTCAATTGGAAAAATAGGGACAGCATGGGCAAATGCTTGGAATAATGATAACAATGGTACAGAATTAATACAAGGAATTGCTAATATGATTAATGATATTACAGGGGCTATTTTAAATTTAGTTTCAAGCACAGGATTTCAGTCTTTTTTAGATGGCATTATAAGTGCGTTTAGTGGTATAGTACAGTTTATTGAACCGATAGTATCAGGCTTTTCAGAAATGGCAGAAAAAATGCTAGAAATAGTAGCTTCAACAATAGGAGACATACTAAAAACAGTAGGAGATGCATTACAAGCAATAGCACAAAATGAAGTCGCAGTTGAAATATTAAAAGCTTTAGGAGAGGCAATAGCAATAGTTGTAGGAGCAATAGTTTTATGGAATATAGCACAGGCAATATTAAATGGATTAATGGGATTATTTGCAATTATAACTTCACCCATTACATTGGTTGTTTTGGCAATTGTGGCTGCAATTACTGTGGCAATTTTAATATTTAAAAATTGGGGCACAATTTCAGAGTGGCTAGGGCAAAAATTTAATGAAGCAAGAGAAAATATAAATACGGCATTCCAAAATATAGGTCAATGGTTTAAAGACAGAAAAAATGATATTACCAATACATTTAGCAATATAGGACAATGGTTTTCAGACAAATTTAATAATGCAGTACAAGGAATAAAAAATGCATTTAGTTCAGTAAAAACATTCTTTAGTGGAGTGTGGCAAGGAATTTGTGGAGTATTTGGAAATGTTGCAAATTGGTTTAGAGACAAATTCAGTCAAGCATGGCAAGCAGTAAAAAATGTATTTAGCACAGGTGGAAGAATATTTGATGGTATAAAGGAAGGAATATTAAGTGGATTAAAATCAATAGTAAATGCAATTATATATGGAATTAACAAAGTAATACGTATACCATTTACTGGTTTAAATACAGTATTAAGAAACATAAGAAATGCAGAAATAATGGGATTAAGACCATTTAGTTGGATAGGTACAATAAGTGTACCACAGATACCAAGACTTGCTAAAGGTGGTGTATTAACAGAAGCAACAACAGTATTAGCAGGTGAATATTCAGGAGCCAAAACAAACCCAGAAATTGTTACGCCGCAGAACATAATGAGGGATACATTTGAAGATGTATTATCTAATTATAGTGGAAATGGACAACCATTACATGTAACAATCCAATATTTAGGTAAAGAAATATTTGATGATACAATAGATTATATAAACCAAAAAACAAGAAGAACAGGAAAATGTGTAATAAAAGTAAATTAATAAAAGGTATCATATTGATACCTTTTATTGTTGAAAATCTTTATTAACTTCTTCTAATACAACAGGATATATTTCTTTGTATTTAGAATAAATATCAATATTTATATTACCATTTTCATCAGGCAAAGTTGTATTTACAAATAATTTTACATAAAGCATTGTTATATCATGTGCTCTTTGTTCGTTAGACATTATAGTCACCTCACTTTCTATAAGTGAAAGTATAACTTATTTTATTAAATTTTACAAGGAGGAAGAAAGAATATGTTATGGAAATTAAATGGTAAATTAATGAAAACACCATCTACATATAAAGACAATATAGAAGATACGGACAACGATAGTTATACATCAAAGGTAACAGGAGCATTAATAGACAACCCAATTGCAATTGGAATGCTAAAACTTGAAATGTCATGGGATTACTTATCAGAAGATGAAGCAGAAGAACTTTTACAAGCAACATACCAAAATCCGATGATAGTTACAGTAAAATGTCCTAGCGTACAAGGCGGTATGCTAGAAAATGCCAAATTCAGAGTAAGTAAAAGAACAAGTGAAATGCATAAAACAGGATTAGATGAAGACACTTCCAAATCAAAATGGAAAGTGTCTTTTAATTTGATGCAAAAGGAATTAACAGCACAGCAAAAAGCAACAGTAAATAAAGCAAAGGGGTTGAGTTAATGTACGAAACAAGTAAAAAATGGAAACAAAATATATATGAAAACCCAGTTTGTGCAATGAATATCTATATAGATGATGTATTAATAAATCCCGATTATATACTTGATTTTAAAAAGGGTGGAAATGCATTTGAAGAAGAATTTTGTTTAGGTGGTACACCAAGCCAACATATTGAAATGAAACTATATAAAGATAAAATGCCAAAAACTTTTTCAAAAATAAGAGTAGAATATGGCATTTTAATCAATCATGCATTAACAGTAGCAGAAGTAAATGCAATGTTGGTAGGAACGTTAAATGGAATATCAGTTAAAAGTTTAAGTAGTAATGATAGTAGTTTTGAAATGATACCTATACGGAGTCTATAATGTAGATGATTACACAGATAATGATGATAATACAATAACAATAAAAGCACTAGATAATATGATTAAATTTGAATTTAATTACGATGGTAGTGAATTAATATCAAAAGGTGAAGCAACTCTTTTACAAGTTGCACAAGATATCTGTAATAAGGCAGGAGTAGAGTTGAGTTCTACTTCTTTTTTAAATTCAGATAAAAAGGTCTCTGTCTATGACAATACTGTAACTGCAAGAGAATATCTAAGTTATATTGCTGAAAGTGCTGGTTGTTTTGCTTGTATTGATAGAGAAGGAAAGTTATGTTTTAGAGAATTTTGTGAAGATGAAACAGAAATTCCACTTGAACTATTTGGAGAATACAAATGGGGCGAAGAATTTAAAATTTCAAAAGTATCATATGAAGATGGCATTAGAAGTTTTAAATTTGGAGATAACACAAGAAATAATCTTTGGATAAATCAAGAAAATATGTACATTGTTGACGAAGATCAAGTTCAAAAAATTTATAACAAAATAAAAGGCTTAACAGTAAATACATTTGAAGGAAAAGTAATAATAGATCCTGCTATAGACATTGGAGACAAAATAGTTATAAATGGAAAAAATGTTATTTATCAAGGCGAAATGTCATTAGAAGGAAGATTTATTGCACAAATATCTAGCAAAATTCAAATAAAACAAAAAGAAGAAACAACCGTAAAAAAAGAAAGTCAAAAGGTTGTAAACAGAAGAGTTCAAAGCAGAATAGACCAAGCAGAAGGGACAATTAAACAGTTAGTCGAAGAAGTTGGAGATAGAAGTGAGAAGAAAACATCAATAACACAAGATATAAACGGAATAACTCAAAGTGTAAGTGAAGTAAAAACAGAAGTAAAAACAGTAGATGGTAAGGCTGATAAAGCACAAACTACAGCAGATACTGCGAAAAGCACGGCGGAGACTGCAAAAAGTACAGCTGATAGCACAAATAAAAATTTAAGTAATAATTATTATACAAAAACACAAACAGAAAATAAAATAACTCAAACAGCAGAAAGTACAATAAGTGAAGTAAGTAAAACATATTCAACAAAAACAGAAACATCAAATGCTAAACAAGAAGCAATAAAAAGTGCAAATTCTAATACAGATGACAAGTTAAAAGGTTATACAGAAACAAGTAAATTTGGCACGGCAATAGAACAAAACTATGAACATGTAAAAGTTGCTTGGAATCAAATATCAGATTTTATTCAAATGATGATAATAAACAATAATGCAAGTTTGGCAATATTGGACAAAGACAAAAAGGTAATGATGGCATTGGATAAGACGGGACAACATTTTTACAAAGAAGATGGAACTGAATTTGGAGAAATGGGTGTAAATGCAATTGACAATCAAAATTATATAAGTTTTGGGGTAGCAGGAGAATATGATAAAGAAATATCTGATGGTATGGCTTGGGGAATAACAACAAAAAGTGATGGAAAGTTTTGGCCAATTTTGTATATAAAGAACTTTTCTATAGGACCTAAAAATAGCGATGCTTCTTCTGGAGAATTAGTTTTAAGTGCTTGTAATCTGATTTTAGATGGAATTGGAACGGGAATAAAAACAGGAAACATTTTCATAAGCGGTGATGTTGCAATGGGAAATGTAACATTTGAAGATACAGGAACAGGCACAATATTGATGAATATACGACCACAAAATGTAGTGGATTATCCCGCAATTGATATATTAGGGAATATTTCTTTTTATGCAAATCAAGCAGGAAGTAATAGTTTTAAAATAGGAGAATGTTTGTTTACAGATATTGGAGATATAACAGGAAAACATGTTTATATCGAAGGAGATATAACAAGTACAGAAAATTTAACAGCATATAAAGGAATTAATTGTACTGATGGATATGTAAGTGGTAAGGCTTTTATAAATAATTCAAGAGAAGAAACAAAAAAGAATATTAAAAGATATACAGATGATGCAATAAAAATAATAAAAGATACGGATATTTATAAATTTAATTATAAAACAGATAATAGTACAAGTAAAGAAAGTATTGGTTTTGTAATTGGTGATAAATATAAATATTCAAAAGAGTTGACAGCAGTAGATGAAAATGGAAAAGAAATTGGCGCAAATACATATAATATGATTTCTATTGCATATAAAGCAATTCAAGAACAACAAGAACAAATTGAAAAATTACAAGCAAAAGACAAACAAAAAGATGAATTAATACAAAGTTTAATACAAAGAATAGAAACTCTTGAAAAGGAGGCAAATAAATGAGTGAAACTGATTTTTTAAAATTAAAAAAACACGATAATGTAGAAACAAATACAGAAAAGTTTGATATAGAAAATTACTTAAATGGTAACTTTGATAAGATAGACAAAAATGCGGGAGAAGTTAACACAAATATATTAAACATAAACTCAAAGAATAAACAACAAGATACAAATATAGAGCAACTACAAGAAAACACAGAAACATCAAGTAATAAAATAGCAAAGCTAGAAAAAGAGTTAAAAGAAGCACAAGAAGACTTTTATCAAAACAGCATAAGAGGACAAGCAAGCGGAGAATACATACACGTAGAAGACAGTAACAACTGTAGAAGCATAATTGGACTAAGCGGAAACAGTGAGCAGGAGACGAGAAGTGGAAAGAACTATCTAAATACACTTGCTAAGTACAAAGCAGGAGAAAAAGTGACAGTAGATGGAATTACATATATATTTAATGAAGATGGCTCAATAACTTGTAATGGAACTGCAACGGCAGACTCAGTCTTGACTTTTTCATCAAATTTACAAACAATAAATGGTTCAGGTAAAAAAATAGTAGGAATGATAACAGGTACACAAGTACCAGCAAAACTCAGCATATTGGCATATACAAGTGATTGGAGTAAAAATACATTTGAATTACTTTCAAGTGTTAATAAGAATATAACAATAAATATGCAAGAAAATATCGATTATACAATATTTAGAATAATAGCATACAAAGGAACAACACTGAACAATCAAACAATATATTATCAAATATTAGATACATCAGTGAATGATTTAACATACGAACAATACGGAGCAAGTCCATCACCAGATTACAAAAGTGAGATTGAGTCTGTTGGAAGTAATGAGAATATGTTTAATAAAGATGACTATATAGAATCAAAATTATATATAAACAAAAATGAAAATAAGTTTAGCGAGGCAAGCAGTGGTAAATCATTCATATTTGATATATCAAAATATAACAAATTAACTATTAGCAAGGTTTCAAGTGGAAGATTTGGAGTATTTGCTTCTGTAGATTATCCACAAAAAGATGGAGTGGGAACTTATTTACAAGATATAGCAACAAATGCAACAAGTTTTTCTTATGATTTTGCAAAATTTAATTATTTAGTTGTATTTTATTATTCTACTAGAGATACATTAACAGAACAAGAAATTTTAGATAGTATAAAATTAGAAAAAGGCACAGTAGCCACACCGTACAGCAAATTTGGACAAGGTTGTGTTAAAGTAACAAAATGCAATAAAAATATAATGCCGATTTTAAATTTAGGAAATAACTACGAATATACAGGAAACGGCATTAAGAATTTAAAGAAAAATGATGGAGTAGAAGTTACACGTTTTAAAGTTAGAAAAGGACAAACTATAAAATTTGGACTAAAACTATTTTCAAGACCAACGCAGGACACATCGTGGACAATTTATTTTGAAAATACAGGGATAGCATCATTTGCACATTTAGAGAATAGTTCTTCTTTTGATTTAAATAAAGTCTACGAAAAAACATATACTGCAAGTACAGACGGAGAAATTTTCATAAAATTATGGGGAAATGCTAATTCTGATGTATTTGAGTTTCAACTATGGGCAGAGTTAGATAATTTAACTGAATATGAACAACACGAAGGACAATCATACATAATGCCCGTTCAAAAAGAAATGCTAGAAGGAGACTATTTTGATTATGACAATGAAGAAGAAGTTCATGTGTGGGGAAAGAAAATATTAGATGGAACAGAGCTTTGGAATAAATCTGGTAATAAATATCCTACTTTTTATTTTTCACCTTACGATATATCATCTAAATTTGCAGTACCAGAAGATGCAAAAGGGTTATGCAACTATTTTAAGCAGATAGGCTCTACGTGGGAACAAGATGTAATGGCATTTGATATAGTTAATATTACTACAACGCATTCTAATGTTAGATTTTGTTTAGGTTCTAATTCTACAATAACAACTCTAGAAGAGTGGAAAAATAAATTATCAGAAATGTATAATTCAGGACAACCTTTGGTTTTGTATTTTCAATTACGAACACCAACAAGGCTAAAATTCACAGACGAACAAAAAGCAGTAGCAAAAGAACTAAACTACGCAAGAACATATAAAAACGTAACAAACATAACAACAGATAGTAAAGCAATATTGAGTTTAGATTATGCAAAAGACTTAGAAACATTATTAACCTCAAAAGAAAGTGAGGTGTAGATAATGCAAGAAATGTTAGAAATGATAAGTAAATTCGGTGTGTCGCTTGTAATAGTTGCATTGTTCTTATATGACTGGTTTACGACAAGAAAAGATATGCAAAAAACATTAGAGCAAAACGGTAAGTGTTTAACTGAAATACAAAATACAAATAGAAATACGGCTAAGTCACTTGAACTTTTGCAAAAAAGCATGGACAACCAGTCAGAGTTTTTGCAAGTGCATGATAAAAGATGTGAAGCGATAGAGAAAGACATCGAAAAAATAGAAATTAGAATGGAGGAAAAATAGTTATGAAAGATAAACAATACAGAAATGTAACTTTAATAATTGTTTCAATTTTGGTAGGATTATTAGGCGGATTTGGATTTTACAATGCAAATAAAGATAAGTCAAATGATGAAATAATTAATAGTGCTGTAAATGAAGTGTTAGATTATATTGATAATAAATCTAGTACAGAAATACCAAGTCTAACAGAAACAGACGAACAATCATTAGAAGTTCAAGAAACAGAGGCAGAAGGCTTTGAAGAACAAGGAATAGTAGCATATGAAGGCTCAGAAAAAGCACCAAATGTTCAATTAGGAGAATATGCAGGATTAACATATTATTCACAACTAGACAATAGATGGCGTTATAATATGTATTCTAGTGTAGGAGATAGTTCACAAACAATAGGAACATCAGGATGTGGACCTACAAGTTCTGCAATGGTTGTTTCAAGTATAAAAGGTAATATAACACCAGATTCAATGGCAAACTTATATACACAATATGGCTATCGTTCAGCAAATCAAGGTACATATTGGAGTGCATTTAAATGGACTGCAGATGTATTTGATATTGGATATAGTGAATGTTATAAATTAGATGATGCAGTAGCAAAATTAAAAGATAATCATTACATAATAGCAAGTTGTAATCAAGGCTTATTTACATATGGAGGACATTTTATAGTTCTAACAGGAGTTGAAGGAGATTATATAAAAGTATATGACCCTTACTTGTACAACGGTAAATTTGATGTCGCAAGTAGAAGAGGAAAAGCAACAGTTAGTGGTAATACAGTATATGTATCAATAGAAAATTTTAGAGCATATGCTAATTATCAAAAATTCTTCTGTTTTAAAAATGATAGAACAGACATAAAAGAAAATACAACAACAACAGTAGTAATAGATAACACAACATCAAATGTAAATACAGTAAATTATCAAGTTAGAATTACTGCAAATGGTGGTTTGAATATTAGAACAGGAGCAAGTACATCATATTCAAGAGTTGGTGGATATACAAAAGGCTCAATAGTAACTATATTAGCAGAAAGCAATGGATTTGGTAAAACAGATAGAGGATGGATATATTTAACATATACAAGTAGAGATATAAGTACATTAAATACTGTTCAAACAGTCGGACAAACAAAGAAATTAACTAGAGCTAGTATCTTATATAGTAATTCAAATTTAACAGGTTATAAGTATAATTACAAAGCAAATACAACTATAACAATACTACAAAACATATCAAGTAATGTAGATAAAATTAGAGTTAATATGACTGGTAGAATTGCATACATAAACAAAAGTAATTACACAAATGTATCAGTAACACAAAACACAACTAGAAAGATAAAAGCGTGTACATTATACTCAAAATCAAATTTGAGTGGTGTAAGATATCAATATAAAGATAATACTTCTGTTATTGTTTTGCAACATGTTAATTCTTATGTTGATAAGGTAAGAGTTAGAATGACGGGTAGAATTGCTTATATTAATGTTAATAATTATAGATAAAAATATGAGGTAAGTTGATTAATTTCAATTTACCTCTTTTTTGCGTTTTATGGCTTAAAATCAAGGCATATAATTACATTAATTGAAAAATAAAACGACTTAAAATTGATTTTAAAGGCTTGATTTTTGGTTGAAATATCAATAAAAAATAGATATATAAAATCGACACCGTTCGACACACAAAATTAACATAATGTGCTACAATATATGTAGAGGTGATGAATATGAACGAAGCATATATTAAATCACTACAAATGATGAAATATTTAAAAATAAGACTAACAAGAAAACAATATACAGAATTAGCAAAAAGATTTAACTTATTAAGCATACAGAGTTTACAATTTATGTCAAAAAAGAGTTATGAAAGTATAATTACAAGTATACTAAAAGAGAAATAGTCCCGAATGGGACTTTTTTTGAATATTTTTTAAAATAATGTAAATAATATAAATATGATTAATTATTATGAAAAAAGTAAAAAAGAATTTATAAAATATATAAAAAAGAATCCGTATGTGACAAGAGAAGAGTGGGATGAGTATGCTCACCAAAATTGTTTATTTAGTGCACTTACTTTGTGTTCTCATGAAATAACAGAAAATACATTAGAAATATTACAAAAGCATAGTAAGAATGAGTTTGAATATTTAAAAGAAATGTTTATAATAATTCCAGACAAACGTTTAATAATTTTAAAGAATAAAATAAAAAAAATTATTGGTTTAAAAAGAAAAAACGAGGAAAAAGATGCAACAAGATAATGTAAAGAGAATAAAGAGTTTGAGAAATAAATTGCATAAAAGCATCAAAAAACACGGAGTAAATGCAGAAGAAACAAGAAAAATAAGCGATGAAATGGATAAGTTAATAAACGAATATTATAATAATATACAAAGAATAAGCTATCCTGCTGATAGCGAAATGAAAGTATATTATGAACAGTCATATAAGCAACTGAAAATCGTAACACAACAATTAGAACGATTTCCGTATACACAAGAGTGGAATAAATTTGCAAAAGAAAATTGTTTACTAAGTAGTATGTCAATGCAATATATTTCAAAGCTTAACTGGAATTATTTGAGAACAAAAGTGCTAAGAGAATTAAATATGGATATATAAAAAAATTGAAAAAATTTTTCCGCACAGTTACTGACTTTGCGGACTTTTTTGTCGAAAACGAGATTGGAAAACTTGACATTATTTTTCATTCATATAAAATAAGAAAGAAGAAGATACTTGACGGCAATCTTTTATCTTCTTCTAACCCAAATTTTCATACTTAAGAATAAGTACATATACAGTATAACTTTTTAAGTATGAAATGTCAAATTTTATATGAAAGAAGGTTTAAGCTATGAAAGATATAGTAAAAAAAGAAATAGTAAACGAAAATCAAAGAAAAATATTTACAAAAAATGATGGAAAGGGTATAATCAAAAATAATAATAAGTTATTATTAACAAAAGATATTGTGTTAAATAGTGCATTAAATGGATTAAGTTTTAAAGAAAAAATTTTAGTAAGAATGTTTTCAAAAACATTCTTAAAAGTATATAGAAAAGGCATGATTGAATGTTTTAATTATTACAACAAATAGTATGCCATTTTGATTTTAATAATGAT